GCTGGGGTCCCCGACATCGTGGGTGTGGCCGGCGACTGGACCCAGGCTATGTACGGCACCGTGGAAGGGATCAAGATCGACCTGAACACCAAGGGCGTGGTCACCGTTGGCAGCGGCCAGGACGCCACCACCGTGAACCTCTGGCAGCAGAACATGGTGGCCATCCGGGCCGAGATCGAGCTGGGCTTCCGGGCGGACACCTCCTGCTTCAACCTGCTGACCGGCACGGTGCCCTCCGGCACCTAAGTGAGGTGAGACCATGGCCTACGCGACGGCGGCCGACGTGGAGGCCCGGACCACCCGGACCTTTGCCGAGGACGAGCTGACCATGCTGGAGGCCCTGCTGGAGGACGCGGCGGTGATGATCGACGCCGCCCGGCCCGGGGCCTCCGCCGAGGCCAAGAAGGTGGTCTCCTGCCGGATGGTCCTTCGGGCCATGGGAGACGGCGGGGAGACCGGGATCCCCATCGGAGCCACCCAGGGGACCGTGACCGCCGGCCCCTACTCCCAGACCTGGACCGTGGGGGCCGGCTCCGCCGGGGAGCTCTACCTGGGCAAGGGAGACCGGGCCCTGCTGGGGGCCGGGGACCGAATGGGGGCGGCCAGCCCCCTGGAGACCCTGGTCCCGGAGGAGGCGGTGTTATGATCCGTGGCATCCCCGTGACCCTCTACGACAAGACCCAGGCCGGGACGGACCCCTTCGGGGCACCGGTCTGGGAGGAGACCCCCGTGGTGGTGCAGGACGTGCTGGCAGCCCCCGCCGCCGCCGAGGCGGTGGTCCAGGAGCTCCAGCTCTCAGGCAAGCGGCTGGCCTACACCCTCCACCTGCCCAAGGGGGACAGCCACGTCTGGGAGGACCGGCAGGTGGCCTTTTTCGGCCAGACCTTCCGGACCTTCGGGCCGGTGGACCAGTACATCGAGGCCAACGTGCCGGGGAGGTGGAACCGGCGGGTGAAGGTGGAGCGGTATGGCTGACTTTCGCTTTGAACTCAACCGGGCGGGGGTGCGGGAACTCCTCCTGTCCCAGGGGGTGGCGGATTTGCTGGAGGACACCGCCCAGGGCCGCCTGCCGCCGGGGTGCCGCACGGACCCCCAGGCGGGGCGGAACCGGCGGAACGTCCGGATCGTCACCGAGACCGCGGAAGCCTACCGGGACAACCTGGAGAACAACACCCTGCTGAAGGCCATCGGCGGGAAGGGAGGCTCCCAATGATCGAGAAGACCGTGCTGGACTATCTGGCCGGGGCGCTGAGCTGGCCGGTGGTCATGGAGACCCCGGAGACACCCCCGGCCCGGTACGCCCGCATTGAGAAGACCGGCGGGGGCGGGGAGAACGGGCTGCTGTACGCCACCCTGGCGGTGCAGAGCTGCGCCCCCACCCTCTACCAGGCGGCCGAGGACAACCAGACGGTGAAGGCCGCCATGGCGGGCCTGACCGCCCTGACCAACGTCTTCCGGTGCGCCTGCGACAGCGACTATAACTTTACGGACACCAGGACCAAGACACGGCGGTATCAGGCCGTGTTCCAGATCGTTTACAAGGAGTGAGAACCTATGGCAAATGTTTCTGCGGCGAAGCCCGGCGTGGGCGGCGGCATCTGGATGGCCCCGGCGGGGACCACCCTGCCCACCGACGCCTCCACCGCCCTGGCCGCCGCCTTTAAGAGCCTGGGCTATGTGAGCGAGGACGGCGTGACCCGGAGCACCGACCTGGACTCCACCACCGTCCGGGCCTGGGGCGGCGACGTGGTGGCCCTGCTGAACAACGGCAAGACCGAGACCTTCCGCTTCCAGCTCATCGAGCCGGACAACCTGGACGCCCTGGGGCTGGCCTACGGCGAGGCCACGGGGACCCTGGCCGACGGGATCACCGTCAAGAGCAAGGCGGATCTCACCGCCCCCCATCCCTTTGTCATCTCCACCCTCATGGCCAACAACATCCACAAGCGGCTGGTGATCCCCAGCGGCGTGGTGACGGCCATCGGGGACACGGTGTACGTGGACAACAAGGCGGTGGGCGTGGAGGTGACCATCACGGCCATCGCCGACAGCAGCGGCGTGACCTGCTACGACTACATGAAGACCGTGACGCCCGTCACGACCTGATCGGAGGGCGGCCATGGTACACGTAAAACTGATCAGCTGCGACTTTGAGGCGGACATCGACGAGACCGTCCTGGACGACATGGAGATGGTGGACCGGCTGATCGCCTTTGACCGGGGGGACTTTTCCGGCCTGCCGGAGCTGACCGCGGCGGTGCTGGGCGAGCATAAGCAGGCCCTGTACGACGCTCTGCGGGACGAGAAGGGCCGGGTGCCCACCCAGGCCTTCGGCGCGGCCTTCGGAGAGATCCTCCGGGAGGTCCTGCCAAAAAAATCCTGATCCTCGCCGCCATGGCCGCCGGGGACGAGGACGCGCTGGTCTGCGACTTTGCCCAGACCTATCACATCTTAGACTGGCGGACCCTTCCGCTGGCTCTGTCCGCCACCCTGGCGGCAGGGCTGCCGGAAGGGTCCCGGTCTATGCGGCGGCTGCTGGGGCTGAACGCCCCCCTGGAGACGGTGCTGCTGGCCCAGATCGCCGACCGGCTGGCCGTGTGGCTGTGGTGGCACACCAAGGACGGCCGGGCCGGGAGAAGGCCCCCGGAGCCGGTGGCCCCGGGGCTGGTGGTCCGGGAGGAGAGGCCCGGAGCCCGGGAAGGGCTGCGGACCTTTGCCAGCGGGGCGGAGTTCCTGGCGGCCTACAACCAAGCAATCGGAGGTGAGACGGCTTGAAAACGAATATCGGGACGGCGTATGTGCAGATCCTTCCCACAACGGATGGGATCACGGGGCAGCTCACCAGCGCCCTGAAGGGGCCCATGGACCAGGTGGGGCGGTCTGCCGGGACCACCCTGGGCGGCGCCCTCAAGGGCGGGCTGATCACCGCGGCAAAAGCGGGGGTCGTTGTCGCCAAAGCGTCAATTGCGGGGATCGCCGTCGCGTCTGCGGGCGTCGCTGCGATTACGAAGCAGGCCGTGGACAGCTACGCCGACTATGAGCAGCTTGTCGGGGGCGTGGAGACCCTGTTCAAGGACTCCGCCGACCAGGTGATGCAGTACGCCGCCGACGCCTACAAAACCGCCGGCCTGAGCGCCAACCAGTACATGGAGACGGTCACGTCCTTTTCCGCTTCCCTGCTCCAGTCTCTGGGCGGGGATACCAAGGCGGCGGCGGAGATGGCCGACCTGGCCATCACGGACATGGCGGACAACGCCAACAAGATGGGGAGCGACATGGCCTCTATCCAGAACGCCTACCAGGGGTTTGCGAAGCAGAACTACACCATGCTGGACAATTTGAAGCTGGGGTACGGCGGGACGCAGGAAGAAATGTATCGCTTAATGAGCGACGCGGCCGCGTTAAACGAAGAATTTGCGAAAACGGCAGTATTTTCGCTCGATGAAAAAGGGCATCTTACGGCTGGATACGCGGACATTGTACGGGCGATCCATATTGTCCAGACGGAGATGGGGATCACCGGGACCACGGCGGAGGAGGCGTCGAAGACCATCTCCGGGTCCCTGGGGATGCTGAAGGCCTCCTGGCAGAACCTGCTGACAGGCATGGCGGACCCGGCGGCGGACATGGACGCCCTCATCAGTAACCTGGTGGACAGCGCCGGGACAGCGGCGGAGAATCTCCTCCCGGTGGTGGAAAGAGCGCTCTCCGGGATCGGCGAACTCGTTGCAAGGCTTGCCCCGATCATTTCAGAGAGGTTGCCGACGCTGATCCAGCAGGTACTGCCCCCAATGATCAGCGCAGCAACAGAGATCGTAGTTGGCCTGGCCAAGGCTCTGCCGCAGATCATAACCGTGCTGCTAGAGCAACTGCCTACCATCGTCAGTGAGATTGGACACGGATTAATGGAGGCGGGCCCGGCGCTAGCGGAGGCTGCTACCAACATGATCCACCAGCTTTCTGACTTTTTGGTGGAATCCATGCCGCAGATGGCGGAGGCAATCAAGACCATCGTGGTCGGAATCGTTAAGTTTATCATCAACAACCTTCCGGCAATCGCTCAGGCTGCGCTGGCTATCGTCGGCGCGCTGGCTATGGGCATGATCGAGCTTGTCGCCGAGCTGGTCAAGGCAGGATGGGAGCTGGTTAAGGCCGTTGCACAGGGCATCGGCGAGGGCATCGGCCACATCGTGGACAGGGTCACGGAGATCGGTGCGCGAATCAGGGACGGGTTTTTCAACCTCATCAACCGGGCCAAGGAATGGGGCTGGGATCTGATCGCCAACTTCATCCAGGGGATCAAGGACAAGGCCAAAGAGCTGTGGGACACCATCAAGGGGATCGCCGGGGGCGTGAAGGATTTTCTGGGCTTCTCGGAGCCCAGGCTGGGGCCTCTGAGCGACTTTCACACCTTCGCGCCGGATATGATGGAGCTGTTTGCCCGGGGGATCCGGGAGAACAAGCACCTCATTACCGACGAGTTCCGGGACGGGCTGGCGCTGGATGCGGTGGTCCGGGGGACGGCGGTGGCCCAGGCCCCGCGGTTTGCCGGAGAACAGCCCAGGCAGGAGAGCCGGGGGAACCAGACCCAGACGGGAGCCCGGGATATGACGGTGATCCTGGAGCTGGACCGGATGCAGCTGGGGCGGGCGGTGTACCGCCTCAACGAGAGCGAGACCCAGCGGGTGGGTCTCAAGCTGGCAGGGGGGTATGCGTAAATGTTTTCCATCGACGGGATGCAGTGGGACGTGCCCTGCCAGATCGTTCGCACGGCGGAGGTGACCGCCAGCGAGATCAGCGGGCTCCTGCTGGACAAGAGCTATTTTAACGACGTTCTGGGGACCTGGATGCGGTATGAGGTTTCCGTGCCGGTGCCCTTCGGCCGGGAAAACGACTACGCCGCCCTGTACGAGCTTTTGACGGAGCCGGTGGACGGCCACGTCTTCGTCCTGCCCTACAACAACGAGACCATCACCGTGACGGGCCGGGTGGAGATGGTGGACGACAACTGGTTCCCCAAGGCCGGCGGGGGCGGCAGCTACTGGGCCGGGTGCAAATTTGTCCTCATCGGCAACGCGCCCTCCAAGACCATGAGTCTGGGCGCGGTGATCGCCCGGGGCCGCACGGCCCTGCCGGACGTGCAGAACCCCGAGGTGGGGGACGCCTACACCTGGAACGGCTCGGTGTGGGTCGAGACCACGTACACGGACGCCGACGATACGTACTACTGAGGGGTGAGGCCATGAAGATCACCATCGGGGCGAAGACCTACACCGCAATCAAGAACCTCAGCTTTGCGCCGGAGACGGACGTGACGGGGTCCAGCGTGCCCATCAACGAGTATACTGTGGACATCGTCACGTCCGACACCATCAGCACGGGGCAGTATGCCCTGCTGTACGACGACCGGGACGGGCTGTGGGCGCGGTACTGGATCACGGACGCAGACCGGGTGGACCCCGGCACCGTGCGGGTGAAGGCCGCGTCCTTCCTGTTCCTGCTGGACCGGCGGGAGCTGGGCGGGAAGATGTACGCCGCGGCGTCCCTGTCCTCGGTGCTCTCCGACGTCTTCGGGAGCCTGCCGGTGACGTATGCCATCGACAGCGCCCTCCAGAGCGCCGCGGTGACGGGCTGGTGCCCCCAGCAGAGCGCACGGGAGAGGCTGCAGAGCGTGTGCTTCGTGCTGGGGGCTTACCTCAAGACGTTTTTTACGGACAAGGACCTGGAGATCAAGGTCAGGGACACGGGGAACACGCTGATCCCCCTGGACAAAACGTACTGGCGGCCCAGCCTGCGTGCCAGCGACGTGGTGACGGGGCTGAAAGTCACAGCGTTTTCGTTTGAACAGAAAGCTCCGGAGGCCACGGACGAGTACGTTACGGACGGGGATTACTGGTACGTCGTGACCCGGCAGGACTTCACGCTTGCCAATTCCAACGCTCCTTCCGGGGCGGCTGAGAACGTGGTGACTGTCGATAACTGTATGCTGGTCAACAGCGGCAACGTATCGGCGGTTTTGTCGCAGATGGCACAATGGTATTTCAACCGCACGGAAATTGAGTTGGACGCTATCAACAATGCCGATTTCGTGCCGGGGCAAAAGGTCTTTGCCTACACGGATGAAACAACCATTGAGCAAGGGTACATGGATTCCGCTACGTTCACGTTCGGCTTACAGGCCAAGAGCCGTATTCATATCGTGTCCGTGGAAACGCAGACAGGGGCCACGCTGACCATCAACTACAAGTATGACGATACCTTGGTGGGTCAGGCGGTTTATACGTTCCCTGTGGGGTATGCGTACACGGTGGCAAACCCATTTGTGGACTGGACGGCAAATGGGCACAGGTATGTGTTCAGGCCGGAGAACCAGAACGCCACGGGGACCATGGCAAGCGGGAGCAACGTCAACAATCAGCCGTATGACGTGGCGTTGCACTGCTATGAAAACATCCTCCACGTCATTTCAGTCAGTGACATTCAGGAGCAATCGGAAGGGAAGGTGAGGATCGGGTGAGCAAGGTACTTGTGACAGAAAGCTATATGACGGACCTGGGGGACGCTATCCGGGAGAAAAGCGGAAGTTCCAACTATTACAAGCCGTCCCAGATGGGAGCAGCTATCCGACAGCTACCGGAGCCGTCTGTTCTGGTGCCCAAAATCATTACCCAGAACGGGAACTATGACCCTGATGATGATAATGCGGATGGGTACTCATCTGTTACGGTCAATATTGCCGCCCCCGTTATTCCTTCCGCAAGTGGGAACAGCTTTTGAAAGGAGATATTCTCAATGGTTACAATTTATAAAAAGTTGATTTATGATCGTTGGCAGTTTACGGTTACTTGTCTCAGCACTGACACGAAGCCTACGACCGTATTTCTGTATGGCCGGGATAACCCAATTACCAACGGGAGCAGGCTTGTGGAAATTAATACAGGTAAACGATACCTCTTCAACGGCGACGAAGAAGAATGGACTGAGGTTTCCGAGGCGGCTTATGACTACGCAAACGGGGAGGATTTCTGATGACTGATTATCTGGTTACTGACACTGAGCTTACCAGCGTTGCCAACGCTATTAGGACAAGAGGCGGGACGCAGGCTCAGTTAGAATGGCCTAATGGTTTTGTGTCGGCTATTGCGGCGATTCCAAGTGGCGGTGGTTCCGTTGAAATCGTTCCGTGGTCCACAGGAACAGATGAACAAATTGTAGCTATGGTCGAAGCTATGGACGCTGGAACGCTCTCTATCGAAGACTCCGGCTGGAAGGTCGGAGACGAGCGTGTGGTACAGCTTTCCGCTATGGCGGCTACGGGTGTCGGTGAGAGTCATGCGGCACAGTCTGTCACCCTTGTCCTCATGGACAGCGGCAAGTTTGACCTTGTGGGCGGCGGCAAAGACCACTTTGTTGTCGGTCAGAAACACTCTCTCAACGAAGCGGGTTATATGAATAGCTCAAACACCAACAGCGGTTCTTGGGAGGGTAGCGCAAGACGGCAGTGGTGCAATGACGTTTACAGAGCGGCTATCCCCGAAGCCCTGAGGGGCATTTTCAAGCAGTTCAATGTCATTACCGCTGAGAGTTACAACGGCTCCACAAACAAGGTCAGCAAGGACTACTTCGCTCTGTTTGCGGAACAGGAAATCTTCGGTACGAGAACCTACTCCAACACCACCGAAGCCGCCGCTCTGTCTCAGATTGAGTGGTACAAGACCGCCAACAACAGGGAGAAGAACAGAAGTGGCTCTGCCAGAGGCTGGTGGGAGCGTTCTCCTCATTCAAGTGCCAGTGGCTCTTTCTGTTATGTAGGCTCGGGCGGGAATGCCAACGGTTACTCCGCCAGCGATACTTATGGCTTGGCTCCGTTCGGCTGTCTTTGATGTGACAAAATATGAGCAAGAATCCTATTATAACCGAAGGGGCACAGGGACGTGCGTTCAATAAAGTAGCGAAGTTGGGCTTCCCTTTAGTTGCCGGGGGCGAATCCTTTTGGGTCCCGAAGGACGAGCGACAGCTTGAAAGTCTTAGTGTTAAGGCGAACGGGACCTACAGGCCGAAGGAAAAATACGGTATATCACGGGTGTCGGTCAGTGTTCCCGGTACAACTTCAAAATTATCAGGAAAAGGTTCTGACGGAAACGATTATACCGTTGACGTGGATTCCAGCGACAACCTTGTAAAAACAAAAGTACCGTCAAGCATCCAAATTACAACGGAGCCTACAGATACCAGTTATGTCAACGGAGATACCATTGACTTCACGGGTCTGGTGGTCAAGGCGTATGACGGGGAGGGGAATCTGTTTGATGCGACGGGGTATACCGGGGGCGTTGTGCCAAATTCTGAGTTGCAGTTTCCGGTTACTCAGGCGGTTTATGATGGGGAAGGGGGAACACCATCTATTTATGACGAAGAGATAGACGATTATGTATATTTGCCTATCCCTGTATCCACGCAATGTACACAACAATGGACTATTTCTTCAGGGGTTCAAATTTCGATTTGGTCAGCCCCAGCCGCAATATTTATTACAACAACCGATAAAAGAGCTTTGTATATAGTTGCGTGTCAGTCAAAACAAGACCATTATCAAAGACAAGAGTTTCAAATAATTGACGGTGAAAGTAGACAAATCCGGGATGAAGATCGCTCTATTTATTCTACATTTGAAAAGCAGTTTACAAAAGATGGAAAAACCGTTTATTATGGGTATGGCGGTGTTACCTCTAGTCTAACGGATGATGGTTACACGATACCCGTTGTATTAGGGAAACTCAACAATATGTCATATGCTTCTAGTCCGCAAATCGTAGGTCTTATAGCATGGACGATGATTTATGGCGAACAATCGGGTGGCACTTCTTCCCAAACCATCCCCGTCAACTGGCCCCGGTATAACGACGGCAAAATTCTGTCGGATTCCTTTGATATTACCGTTTCTCCATCCCCGGAAAGCGATGAATCAAACACCGGCGGCAACGGTGGAACAACGGTAGATGACGATGGCTTTTCCGGGCATGACGGCAACTTTTAAGGCGGTGATTAAATGAGCAAGGATATTGTGATTCAGACGGACGGCGTGGACGTTCAGTGGCCCGGGACGGATGAGATCATCACGTCCGAAACTGGCGGCGGTTCCGTTACATGGGTGCCTGAGGATGAAACTACACTCGGAACAATCACCATCACAGCCAATGGGTCGTATGACGCAGAGGACGCAGGAGTATATGGATTTTCAACTGTAATCGTCAACGTCCCGGCTATGCCTGAGAGTGTCACGGGGCACGGGCAGGACGGGAATGATTATACGGTGACGGTGGATGATACCACGGGGCTGATCGTGGAGACAAAAATCCCGTCTTCCATCCAGATTACCACGGAGCCGACAAAGCTGACTTATGAGGATGGGGAAACAATCGTTTATACCGGGATTGTAGTAAAAGCTTATGACGGAAATGGCAATCTGTTCGACACTACAGAATACCCCGATGGCGTGATTCCATTTTCTGAATTACAATTCCCGGTAACAAAGGCGGTGTATCCAGATAGGACAGGTGATGGTGCGATTCAGACCATCCCCGTCAACTGGCCCCGCCCCGGTGATGGAAAGCTACTCTCAGCTACCTTTGAGATCAACGTAGGACCGGGGGAGGAAGAAAGTGAAACATCGGAGGATGATGGGTTTACTGGAAATGAAGGGAATTTCTAATCTCAGATAATAAAAACGCCGTCCCGTGATCGGGACGGCGGATTGACAGGACGGAGCGCTTTGTGCTAGGATGAGTGGGTCCCGTATGGGACCGGAAAAGCGCTGTTACATAAGGCGGTCAGCTCCCACCCTGCCCCTCGGTCTGAGGTGGAGAGGGGGGATGCGGCTTGGGGCAGAGATTGGTGAAGTTTCTGCTGTGCCTGGGCTTTCTGCTCTGGTACATCACCATAAAAGCCTGCTGACCGTCCGGCGGCACCCGAACGGCCAGCATATTGATTGCTGATCAACTTGGGGAGCTGACTGCTGTAGCAGCGCTCTTTCCGTTTCCAATATAGCATCTGCGCCCCGGCTTGTCAAGATACGCAGGCCGGGGCGCTTTTATGCCCCGGGGAAAGGAGAAGGCTATGAAAGAGATGCTCTGCATCGCGGCAGGGGTCCTGGGCAGCGGGTTTGCCTCGGTGTTCGGCGGCTGGGACGCCGCCATCGTGACCCTGGTGGTCTTTATGGCCATGGACTACGTGACCGGGATGCTGGTGGCCGGGGTCTTTAAGCGGTCCCCCAAGACCGAGGGGGGCGGCCTGGAGAGCCGGGCCGGATGGAAGGGCCTCATCCGAAAGGGGGTCACGCTGCTCATCGTGGTAGTGGCCGCCCGGCTGGATCTGCTGGTGGGGGACCAGTCCTTTATCCGGGACGGGGTGGTGATCGCCTTCCTCGTCAACGAGACCCTGTCCATCGTGGAGAACGCCGGCCTCATGGGGGTGCCTATCCCCCAGGTGCTGGTGAAGGCCATCGAGGTGCTCAAGCAGCGCAGCGAGGGAGGCGATAGGGATGAATAACCAGCCGGTGAGCTACCTCCAGACGGACCGGAAGTGGGCCAATCAGGCCTACGCTGTCAAGGGCGAGAGCGCCACTGTGGGCGGGTCCGGGTGCGGGCCCACCGCCATGGCTATGGTGCTGGCCACCTGGGCGGACCCCAAGGTCACCCCCGCCACGGAGTGCGCCTGGGCGCTGGCCCACGGGTACAAGGCCCTGAACCACGGGACCTTCTACGGGTACTTTGCCCCCGCGGCGGCCCGGTACGGGCTGGTCTGCACCCAGATCAACTATGCCTCGCTGTATGGCAACAGCGGCAGCTCCTACCACACGCAGGTCAAGCGCGCCCTGGCGGCGGGGAACATGGTCATCGCCTGCATGGGGCCGGGGAACTGGACCCGGGGCGGGCATTTCGTGCTGGTCTGGGACCTGCGGGAGGACCTGGATATCGTGTACATCAACGACCCGGCGTCTACCCTCACCCGGCGGACCCGGGGGAGCTGGAAGCTGTTTAGGAGCCAGGTCAAGTATTATTTCATCGTCAAAAAACCGGCGAAGGCGCCGGCGAAGAAGGAGGAGAGCACCATGACAGACGCCGAGATCAAAAAGCTCATCGAGGAGACTGTGCGGACTACGGTCCAGAACGTGCTGCCGGGGCTGCTGAAGGAGGCGGTCCAGGGCGGGATCACCGCCGCCAAGAACGAGACCGCCCTGGCCGCGGAGCCGGGGTGGAGCCAGAGCGAGGGAGGCTGGGCCCTGGCTTCGGAGCTGGGAGTCTTTGACGGGACGAGGCCCAGGAGCCCCCTGACCCGGGCCGAGGCGGCGGCGACCTTCCTGCGGATGGGTCTGCTGAGCCGGATGGCCGGGCGGGATGGCTCGGCGACGGAGACGGCGGAGAAGTTGGGGATGGATTGACCATGGACTATTTTTTTAATTGATAATAACACCCCTTCGGAGATTAATCATCCGAAGGGGTGTTACATTATAGGATGAATTGCGAAGGTGTATTAATTAGAATAGTCAATAAAAATAGCAAATACTATGTATTCGAAATGTGATATCATATTATTCAGAAAACGAATAGGATGAGCAGGGGGGTGTGATAATATGTATCCCGTGATAGATTTGGCAGAGTATATTGTAAAAAAATGTATAACAGATGAGAAGCCTATCACCAATTTACAATTACAGAAAATACTGTACTATGTTCAAAAAGCGTTTTTGGATCATAATGACCGAGCATTCTCTGAGCCGATTGAAGCCTGGCAGTTTGGGCCGGTTGTTCCAAAGGTGTATTATCGCTTTGGCGGATTTGGAGCTATGCCTATTACCATAACTGGAAAGAACAACACAATTTCCGAAAAGGATGCAGCGATTATTGACCCTATTGTGGAAAGCAAACGGGAGATGTATCCATGGGATTTAGTTGCCGATACTCACAAACCTGGTGGGGCATGGGCCCAAACTTATCGGAATGGAGAGGGCAACCACCAAACTATATCAGAAGAATTGATTCGTTCTGTGGGGTGAAGGATGAAAAAAGATGAAGAACTAAAAAGGAAGGAATTCCAAAAGATTCTCTTGGAGCTTTCTTCTGAGCAAAACTTGCTACAAGATGACAATTCTCTTCACCATTTTTATACTCGCCTTGAATCCCTTTACTATGCATCAGGCAAGGAACAGCGATTCAGGCATTTCTATTCAGATATTTTTTCCGTTCTTTCTTCAATTAAAGAAGATGATAGTTTAGGGAATATAGCTGTCCTTGGTCAAAATATTGGTTTTTTATATAAAAAATATAAGCCGACACGGCGCCTAAACGGGAATGTGATAGATATAGAGGACAGTTTACAAAAACTGTATGACCATGTGAGCCTGGACATTGCTAGAATTCAGTATTCAGATAAAGGCGATTATGAACTATCTTTCAACACGCTTTCTAACAATGTAGGCGTGTTAAAAACGGATCTCGATAATGCATTGAAAGAGCAATCGAGACTATCTAAAAACTTAGAGGATTATCAGAAAAAGCAAAAAGATATCTCAAAACAGATTGAGGACCAAAAAAGACAAATTGAAAAACAAAAGATAGATTTTATAACTATATTAGGAATATTTGCAGCGGTTGTTCTCGCTTTCACTGGAGGAATGTCTTTTTCGTCATCGGTGTTACAAAATATCGGGCAAGCAAGCATCTATAGAATTGTAATTGTCGCTATAGTATTGGGCATTGTTCTGTTTAATACGATAGCTTTCCTTTTGGTATATATTCTTAAAATTGGAGAAACCTCTGATAGAATAAGTAGACCTCACTTTAGTATTGTCATAGTTAATTTTGCTTTGATACTCTGTTTGGCGTTAGTGGCGATATGGTGTCATACTGATTATTTGGAAAGAGAAAACGGACCATTGCCTGTCAATGCTAATACTTCAGAATCAATAAATAGTACGGTAGTAAACAACACCTCTTCGGATAATTGATCTCCGGAGGGGTGTTGTTTGATTAAAGACGCTATATCTTCCTCGTAAGATATAGCGCCTTATAAGCTCAATCCCCTAATTAGGCTTCAGGGTCAGCTCTACCCTGAAGTCTGTCGGCTTCGTCTTCTTCTCCTTGTGGTACGTCACCCGCTCTATCACCGAGTGGAGCAGGGAGTTGCGGTGGGCGGCGTCGCTGTCGTCGTAGGCGGCCAGGACGGCCGCTATTTTTTCTGCCTGGGCCTTTGGATCCGTGCGGGCCTGCCGGTCCATGGCGGTCAGAAGCTCCTCTTCCTTGGCCTCCAGGGCCGCGATTTTCGCCTTGACCACCGGCATCCGCTCCCGGAAGGTTGGCAGGTCGTACTCGCCCAGCTCCAGCAACTCGTAGAGCCGGTTTTTCTGGCCATCCGCCGCCTTCTGCTCCCGGCGGACCTCCGTCAGCAGGGCCTTGTAGTCCGTCCCCGGCGGGACCTTCGCCTGGGCCTGGGAGGAGGTCAGCTCGTCCAGGATCTCCCGGAGGTGCTGGAGGATGCGTGTCTCCACGTACTCATACTTTGCCCCGGCGCAGCAGCCCCGGCGATTGCACAGCAGGTATGGCACGTTTTTGTTCTGGTTCATCTTCTGCATGTGCGCCCCGCAGGTCCCGCAGTACACCAGACCGGCCAAAGCGCTCTTGACGGTCCCGTCATTCCTGGAGGGCCGATACTTCCCGGCCAGGATCTCCTGGCACTTGTCATAGAGCTCCTTGTCCACGATGGCCGGGTGGAGGCCGTCGGTGATGGTCCACTTCTCCCGGGGATTGTAGATGGTGATGTGCTTCTCGTTGCCCCGGGTCCCCTTCTTGATGTGGCTCTTCTGATTCCACACTACCTTGCCCGCGAAGGTGGGGTTTTTCAGGATGTGGGCCACCGAGGACCGGTTGAACTCCGCAGACCGGTGGGGACGGGCCCCCAGCAGGTTGAGCTGCCGGGCGATGGAGACGCAGCCGTAGCCGTCGGCGTACATCTGGTAGATCATCCGCACGAATTTTGCCTCGGGCTCGTAGATCTCCAGGGTGGGCTTGCGGTCCACGGTGGTTTTGCGGTAGCCGTAGGGGGCGTTGGCCACGTAGCAGCCGTCCTGGATGGACTGCTGCAGCCCCCGGCGCAGGCGCTTGTTGATGATCTTGTACTCCCGGCGGCTGATGAAGGTCTTGAACTCCGCCAGTTCGTCATCCAGGTCGTCCGCCAGATCGTAGGTCTTCTCCGGCGTCACGATCAGGGTGCCGGAGTCCCGGAAGGTGTCCAGGATGATCCCCTGGTCGTGCATCCGGCCGCGGGAGAGACGGTCCAGGTCCATGCAGAGGACCGCGTCGTACTGTCCGGCCTCCACGTCCCGGAGCAGGCGGAGCATCTCCGGCCGGGCATAGAGGCTCTCGCCGGAGACCACCTCGTAGTAGGTTTCGATGATGTGGATGCCGTTGCGGGCGGCAAAGTCCGCCAGGGCCTTGCGGTGGCGGGCCAGGACCTCCTCGGTCTCCATGCCCTCCTCCAGGCGGGACTTGCGGAGGTATTGGGCTGCGTCCATGGGGTTCACCTCCTTGGGACAGTACAGCCGTCCCCGGTGCGCTGGCGCTGGGGGCGGCTGTCCTTATTTTGGTGCCCGGATCGGACACGGGTCACTTGATTAGCTCAAATTCGACGAGGATCGTGTCGCCGAAGTGGTCGTAGTTTTCGTCGTGGGGCGAGTCGATGCGCAGCTGCACGTGGTGGACGTCTTCCGCCCTGGAGTTGGGCAGGAACCAGAACACCTGGCCGGACTTGACCACCTGGCCGTAGAAGTCGCCGCCCACGTCATCGCCCACAAAGAGCGCCGCCGCGGTCTGCTCCTTGGTGTCGGTGACGATGGTCCCCTGGTCGGGGTAGAAGGTAATGGTGTCGCCGCTGGTGTTTTCCGCGGTCATGTCCATCACCACCATGGACACCTCCTGACCGGCAGGGACGCCGGCCACGGCGGCGGTGTTTTCGTCGTCGATGCGGACGCTGGCCGTCATAAACTTGTTGACGGTCAGGGTCATGGGCCCGGCCTGGACGGTGTAGCCCACATTGGAGCACTTGATCACCGGCGTTTTGGTAATGCCGTTGCTGGTTTCGGTCTCCCCGCCCTCGGTGCCGGTGATGGTGACGGTGTTGCCGTCGATGGATACGCTGGCGGTCCCGGCGGGGACGGGCTCGGCGGGAGCCTCCTCAGCCGGGGCGGGCTCGGCCGCGGGCTCTTCCGCGGCTGCGGGCTCGGCCGCGGGAGTTTCGGCCGGGGCGGATGTGGAGCCGCAGGCGGTGAGGGCCAGGGCCAGAATCAGGCCAAGCAGAAGGGCGAAAGTTCTTTTCATCATGGGGGTCACTCCTTAGAACGAGTAGACTGTAATTCTCGCGCCATACGAAGAATCCACGGTGCGGAAGGTTTGACTGCCGGCGTCATAGGTTTTGTACCGACCGCCGTACAAAGAGCCCTTTGTCCTGCGGTAGTTGCCGGAGTTGATCAAAGCATTGACCGGGCCCGTCTCATCTGCCGCTATGTAGCCGATATGGACGCCGTTGGCCAGGACTTTAATCGCGTGTGGATCGTGGGGGTTTCCCGGCTCCTGCTCCAGGGAGAATGCAGCCCCCGAAAAGGAATACTTATAAATCCGTCCTGTGGTTTTTCCTGCCTCGATCAGTTCGGCGTCCGGCATGTCGAACTCGGGGTTCAGCTTTCCCGCGGCCTCCACGTTGTCCACCCGATAGCTCAGGCCGACGACCTGCGGCTCCAGCCGGTCGGTTTGCGAAAGGACGGCCCGCGGGGCGCTTGTCTGCGTCGTCCGGCCTTTCTTTCGGCTTTTGACTGTTGTGACAATGAGCGCGATCCCGGCAACGAAAAGTGCCAGGCCAAACCAGGTGACGGCACCGTACTCCTCACCTCCGCCAAAGCAGCAGAGGCCGACTATGATAAGAATTACGCCGGTCAAAATCGGTTTTTTCACTGTTATTCCTCCTTCCGCGCCCGATTCGGGCACAATCAAAACTTCGCCCGCAGCTCCACCACCTTGCCGCGGACGCGGACGGGGAGCTGCTCCACCTCTTCGCGGGTGAAAAACATCGGATCATAACTGGGGTTTGTCGGGATCAGCGTGATACCGGCGGGCCCGATTTTTATTTTCTTGACCGTGGCCAGGTCTCCGTTGACCGACACCACCACCGTGTCGCCGTTTTCGGCGGTCTCCTGCTGGCGGACGATGACCACGTCGCCCTCCATCATGCGGGGCTCCATGGACCGGCCCCTGATGCGCAGGGCGAAAAACTCGCCGGTGCGGGCGAGGTCCTCGTCGATGTCCTCGTAGTCCAAGATGTCCTCGATGGCCTCGATGGGGACCCCGGCGGCCACGTCGCCCAGGACGGGGATGCTGACGCCTTTGCGCTTAGCTTGCGGTTCATCGGAGTTCCCAAGAAGGTAATCGATGGAAACGCCATAATAGTCCGACAGAATGCGGAGGGTATTGTGGTCTGGCTCCGTTGCTCCTCGCTCCCACTTCGAGACAGCACTCTGCGCCATGCCTACGAGCTCGCCCACCTCATTTTGATTTAGTCCTTTTGAGACTCTCATCTGGCGAAGTCTGTTTGCCATTCCCCCACCTCCTTTTTGCGGTATAAGTGTAACTTATGGGACTTTTCTTTGCAACAGATAGTCCAAAAAGGAATTTTCTTCTTGACAGCGTAGTCCTAATAAGATACACTGATATTCCAGAAGGGACTAAACCTGATATTTGAACGCCGGCAGGCGACAACCAGAAAGGAGGTGCCGCATGGTACTGAGAATCAAGGAACTCCGGGAGGCCGCGGGGCTCAGCCAGGTGCAGCTGGCCGACAGCATGGGCGTCGCCCAGAGCGCCGTTTCCAGCTGGGAGACCGAGGTCTTCCTCCCCAGGACCCGGCAGCTCCCGCTGCTGGCCCAGGTGCTGGCGTGCTCCATCAGCGAGCTCTTCGTGGAGGATCCCTACGATGATCTTACCGCATGAGACCCGCCGGGTCCAGGGCGGCCCAAGACCTAAAACAACCGACAACAGGTCCCCCGAGGACCCGAAAGAGGAGAACGCCATGTACGAAAAGAATATCTACAAGACCGCCCGCATGAAGGCGGGCAAAACCCAGGAGGCAGCCGCCGAAGCCCTGGGCATCAGCGTAGAGTCCATCAAGGCCTACGAGAGCTACAGCCGCATCCCGCCCAGCCATGTGGTGGACGGTATGTGCATCATCTACGACGCCATCTACCTGGCCTACCAGCACAACCGCATCGCCTCGGGCGAGGTCAAGGTGGTGCCGGAGGTGGAGGTGCTGGACCTGCCCCGGGCGGCGCTGAAGCTCATCAACCGGGTGCTGGAGTTTGCCGAAAAGCGCCAGGACAAGACCCTCATGAGGATCGCCGAGGATGGCGTCATCGACGAGGCTGAGCGCCCCGTCTTCGAGGAGATCGTTGCCGACCTGGACGAGTTGATCCGGGCGGCCATGGAGGTCAAGATCAGCCAGGAGTCCCGAGACTAGGGACAGGCCGGGACAGCATATCAATCTGAGGGAGGTGGACAGCGTGGCTGAGATCCGGACCACCAAAGAGACGTATATCGAGACCACAGGCAAAAAGTCCTACCCGGTGGAGGTCACCCGGCTGCGGAGCGACGAGCCTTGGGAGTACGAGGTTGCCCCGGGCCAGTGGAAGTTGGTGGACGCGGTGACCATCTTCGACGCCGGCAAGGAGGGGACCAGCCTGGTCTACACCCTCCACCGGGACTACACGCCGGAAGAGCGCGCCGCCGGCCGCAGGCACATCCAGGAGGTCCTGGCCAAGTGCATGACCGACCAGGGGCTGTGGTAAGAGACAGGAGGATATTTATGATTACCAAAGAAGACCGGGACCGGCTGGAGGGCTGGTTCTGGGACGAGACCATGCGGAGCCTAGGCATCCGGGTCACGCCGCCGCCCAAGGGCTGGCGGGAGCTCCTCACCGAGGAAGAAGCCGCCCTGGTGCGGCTGTGGGACGCCATCCGAGACCAGTCCGACAAGGAGGCGCTGCCCCATGACTGACGACCGCCAGCCGGCCTATGACGCCGTCATCCCCGCCCGGGTGCGGTACGATCCGGAGCTGCCAGACAAGGCCAAGCTGCTCTACGGCGAGATCCGTGCCCTGGCCAGCCGGGAGGGGTTCTGCTGGGCCCACACGGCCTACTTCTCCCGGCTCTACGGGGTGTCCGACGAGTGCATCAACGGGCACCTCCGGGCCCTGGAGAAGCGGGGGCACATCATCCGGGAATGTCTCCGGGACGAGGACACCAAGCAGGTGCTGGAGCGCAGGCTCTGGGTGGACCGGGCCAAGTATTATGACCGGGACCCTGACCTGCCTCCCCCGGATTTTCTGGGGACCCCTCCCCAAGAAAATTTGGGGACCCCTCCCCAAGATTTTTTGGAGGAGAATATATCAAGTAAGAATAGTACAAGGGAGGAAGACCCCCCTGTAGTCCCCCCAGGCGGGGGACGGCGCCCGCGGAAGAAAAAAGAACCCCGGGAGGCCCCGGACTGGAAGCCCGAGCGCTTCGCCGGCTTCTGGCAGTACTATCCGCGCAGCGAGAACAAGCAGAAGGCCATGGACGCCTGGGACAGGCTCAAGCCAACGGACGAGCTCATCACCCGGATCGCCAAGGCCCTGGTGGTCCTCAAGCAGACCCGGGACTGGCAGGAGGGCGTGGGCATCCCCCACGCGGCCACCTTTCTCAACAACGCCCGGTGGGAGGACGCCGAGGGGGCGGCGATCCGGCGGACAAGCCCCGGCGGCTGGGCCCCGGACCCGGAGGTGATGACCAATGGCTGAGCTGAGCGTCCAGGCTGAACTGGAGATGCGGATCACCGCCTCTCTGCTGGCCGAGCCCGGGTGGATCGGAGAGACCGCCGCCCTGGTGACCCCCGAGGACTTCACCGAGGAGGGCGGCTGCCGGGATATCTTCGCCGCCCTGCGGTCCCTCTTCCTGGCCGGGAAGCCCGTGACCCCCATGGCCGTTACCCTGGAGGCCGGGGACTGGACCAAGGACATGGTCCGCGCTCTCCGGGCCCAGCCCCTGGCCGCTGTGACCCGGCAGGAGCTGGCCGGCCTCTGCGAGAGCCTCCAGGAGCGGAGCCGGGTGCGGAAGGTGGCCGCTCTGGCCTCCCGGCTGGCCATGACCAGCGAGCCGGAGCTGTCCGACCACCTGGTGGACGAGATCAACGGGGCCATGACGAGACGCCGAGGGGCGAAGGTCGCCACCATGGGGGAGGCGGCGGTGGCGTTTCTCACCGACCTGGACAAAAAGCCCCTCTACCTGCCCTGGGGCATCAAGCGGCTGGACGAGGAGCTCTTCGTGGAACCCGGGGACTTCGTGGTCATCGGCGGGTACGCCTCGTCGGGCAAGACCCTGCTGTCCCTTCAGATGGCCCAGGTGCTGGCGGAGCACTACCGGGTGGGGTATTTCTCCCTGGAGACCTCCCCGGGGAAGATCTTTGCCCGGCTCATCGCCCACCGGGCGGGGGTGGGGCTCAAGCAGATCAAGCGCCGGGAGCTGGCCCCCGGTGAGGTGGACAAGCTCACCAAGGCTGCCACCGAGCTCAACAAGCTCCCGCTGGAGCTGGTCCACGCCGGGGGGATGTCCGTGTCGGATATCCAGGCCACGGCCCTGGCCAAGCGGTACGAGGTCATCTTCGTGGACTACCTCCAGTTGGCCGAGTCGCCGGGGAACAGCCGGTACGAGAAGGTCACCGCCATCTCCATCGCCCTGCATACCCTGGCCCAGACCCACGGCGTCACCGTGATCGCCCTGGCCCAGCTCACCCGGCCGGAGAAGTACAAGGGCAAGATCCCGCCTCCCTCCATGAGCTCCTTCCGGGAGTCAGGGCAGATCGAACAGGACGCCGACGTGGCTATGCTGCTCTATCCCACCGACCCCGATGACAACGGGGCCAACCGGATCCTCAAGGTCTCCAAGAACAAGGAGGGGGAGAAGCTCCGGCTGGAGCTGGCCTTTGACGGGGCCACACAGACCCTCACCCCCGTGTCCAACGACCGGGCCACCGCCCAGAAGTTTGTCAACGAGGGCCGGAAGGTCAAGCAGAAGCTCCGGCAGGAGCGGCTGGACGGGTTTGAGGACGAGGAAGAACAATTCCAGTACACCAACGAGGAGGTGCCGTTTTGAACGTAGGAGACAAGATCCGCTTCACCCCCACCGGCTGGGAGGGAAAGACGGAGTTCGCCAACGGCTTTGTCTGCCCCAGGCAGGTGACGGGAACCGTGATCTACGTCAGCCGGAAGGGCTTCGTGGTGGCGGAGGCCCGGGTGGGGGATGAGACCATCCGGGAGACCGTCATGCTGCGGGGGCAGTAGCCATGGGCCGGATCAAGGCCCCGGCGGGGTGCGGGGGATGCATCCATGTGAGCTATGAGGGCGGGTGCGACTACCTGCTCCACACGGGACACTCCCGTGGCTGCCCGCCGGGGGAGGGTTGCCTGGTCAAGGAGACCGGAGACAGGCATTTCACCCCGCGGCCCACGCTGCCGCCCCGGACCGACCCGCCCGGGGGCATCTGGGAAAACGGCGCCCCCAGAACGTACGGCCGGGGGCACCGGGCCTGGAAGGTGGCGGAGCTCAGCCAGAACCAGACGGTCTGCCGGATGTACGCCGAAGGAGCCTCCGACCGGCTGATCGCCCGGGCCGCGGGGTGCTGCGTGACCACCGTGAGCAAGTGGCGGCGGGAGACCGGACGGCCGGCCAACTATGACAGAGGAAGAAAAACCCCTCGGGAGACCAGAGGGGCGAGCAAAAGAAAGAAGGGTACCAATGGAAACCAAGGTAACGACCCTGCGGGACGCGCTCGCTGATCTGGGCGTGTCCGAATCGGGCACCGGGAAGCGGCTGGAATACCTCGACCTCGACGACATCCGGCCCGACCCGCGGAACTTTTACGAGCTGTCCGGCATCGACGAGCTGGCGGCCAACATCGAGCTCTTCGGCCTCCAGCAGCCCCTGGTGGTCCGGGACGACCCAACGGACCCGGACAAGGTGGTGCTGGTCTCCGGCCACCGCCGGCGGGCGGCCATGGAACAGCTGGTGGCCGAGGGGAGGGAGGACCTGCGGCGGGTGCCCTGTCTCCGGGAAGCGGAGGCGGGGAGCGAGGCCCTGCAGGAGCTCCGGCTCATCTTCGCCAACAGCGACACCCGGAAAATGACCTCGGCGGAGATCTCCCGGCAGGCGGTGCGGGTGGAGGAGCTGCTCTACCGGCTCAAGGAGGAGGGCTTCGACTTCCCCGGCCGGATGCGGGACCACGTGGCCGAGGCGTGCAAGGTGAGCAAGAGCAAGCTGGCCCGGCTGAAGGTCATCCGGGACGGGCTGCTTCCCGCCCTGCGGGAGGTTTGGGAGCGCGGGGAACTCAACGAGTCCGTGGCCTATGAGCTGGCGCGGATGCCGGAGGCGGATCAGCGTCTGATCCTGGGCTGCGTCCGGCGGCATCCCTATAACTACACGTCGCCTGACGTCACCATCTGGCGGGAGACCCTCAATGCCATCCGTGAGACCCCGTGCCCCGGCCTTAACGGTGACCACCAGTGCCTGCACGCGGAGCGCCGGTTTCGGGGGCGCTTTTCTGACGGGGAGTCCCTGTGCGACCGCTACTGCTGCCAGGACTGCCCTCGGCTGACGCGCTGCCAGACGTCCTGCCCGCTGGCGGAGAACGCCCGGCTGGCCAGGCTGGAGAATGAGGCCCGGAAGGAGCAGGCGCAGAAGGCGGAGGTCAGACGGATCGAGGAGGAGGACCGCGAAACGCGGCGCGCGGCGGCGGAGGCCCTGACGGCCCGGTGGTCCCGGGTGCGGGAGGCGGTCAGCCTGTCCGGCCTGGACCCGGAGGAGGCCGCCCGCGCGCTGGGGCACATCGAGCCTGATGAGGACTTGGAGGACTGCGATGATTTTTGCGCCCTCCTTGCCGGCCGGGCCCCGGAGCTCGCCGACCCGGACCCTATTTTGCCCTACCGTTTTGCGGACGATGACCTGACCGCGCTCTGCCACGCCGCAGACCTTTTGGGCGTCACCCTGGACTACCTCCTGGGCCGGACGGACGAGCCGGCGGCGGTGGAGACCCCCAGGGTCTGGCAGCCCGGCAAGCCGCCCCGTTCCGGCCGGTACTACGCCCGGTTTTCCGACGAGGCGGGGCCCATGGAGATGCCCTGCGAGTACAGCGTCAGCAAGGACGAGTGGTACATCATCAACGGCATGAAGATCTCCACCGCCTGCACCGGCTGGTGGTGGCTGCCGGAGGAGGACTGAGCCATGTATATCACGATTACATGCAGCTGCTGCGGAGAGCACAGGCGATTGACCAACAAACGGGTGTCTTACACCGTCAAGGCCATCAAGGACGGCTGGGGAAGCTGCGGGTCCGCACTTTATTGCCCCAGATGCTCCCGGACCTGGCAAGAAAGGAACACAAAGCCCATGGCGGATGAGTCAAACACCTTTTGGCTGATTGCGTCTCACTTTATCCGGGCGACCCGAATCGAGGAGGACTGACCCATGGGAAAGCAAAAGCGCCGGCTCCCGCCGGGGATGACCTACGCCGAGGTGCTGGCCGAGCAGAAACGCCGGGCGGCTCTCATCCGCGAGGCCGTCCGGGAGGACGCGGTGCGGATCGAGTCCGGCATCCAGACCCAGCGGGCCATGTGGCTCATGGTGGTGGCCATGGCCGAGGCCTTCGGGCTGGGTCCCAAGCGGGTGGACCGATTCATCCAGGCCTTCCAGGCCGCCACCGACGAGTTTGAGCAGATGGCCCGGGACAACGACTGGGACTACGCCCTGGAGAAGCTGCGCCTCAAGGCCGAGGAGGTCTCCGGGGTCAAGATCGCCTATCTGTTCGAAGAAGAAATGAACCGACTGAAGGAGGAACACGACCATGAACATGAGCATTGAGAAAGCCATCGAGAGCCTGGACCCGGAGAGCGCCACCGCCCTGACCGCCACCGCCCAGCGGATGGGGATGCAGGCGCTGGATCTCCTGCGGTGGAAGGACGCCGGCAAGGAGAAGCCAGAGCCCGACGAGTATGTCCTGGGGGTGTGCACCGCCCAGGGACCGGGGGGCTCGCCCTGGCTGGAAAACGACATCTGCATCGTTGAGTACTGCGAGATCCTGGACGAGTGGACCCTGGTGGACGACGACGACATGGACCCCGTCACCGTTTCCCACTGGATGCGGCTGCCGGAGCTTCCCGAGGGGGTGGGCTGATGGGGCTCATCGTGACGAGCCGGTGGGTGCCGGTGACGGAGCGTCTGCCCTCCACCCGCCGGCGGGTGCTGGCCACCGACGGGATGCTGGTCTACGAGGCCGGGGTGGGGAGCGACGGCCAGTGGTACCGGTCGGGGACCTCCCTGCTGCTGGAGAACTACCTGGTCCATCCGCCCACCCACTGGATGGCCCTGCCGGATACACCGAGGTGAGGGGTATGATGACAAGGACTGAGCTGATCCGCGCTCTGCGGCGGATGAAAGCGGAGACCGGGTCTCTGGTTTGCCTGGGCTGCGGGCATGAGCATAACTGCTCCACCCAGGGGTGCGCCATCATTCGGGCGGCGGCGGAGGAGTTGGAGTTGTTTTCCTGGCATCCCACCTCCACGCCGCCGCCGGACAACAGGAGCGTACATATCTGCCGCGGGCGGACCGACTTTATGAGTGTCTGTATCGGCTATTACGACCATGAGAACAAGACCTGGTACGAGCAGAGGAACTGGTTTGCCACGATCTTGCCCGATCCGCTGTTCTGGATGTTTATACCGGACCTTCCGGAGGAGAGAGATTGAGATGGCTGAATACATTAAGGAACAGGGCGAGACCACCCGCCAGGCCATCCTGGACAAGGCCGAGGCCATCTACCGGGGCAACCGGGACGGGCAGTACGGCCAGCGGGAGCGCAACTTTGAGGCCATCGCCGCCCTCTGGACGGCCTACAGCGGCTATGAGCTCGGTCCCGCCGACGTGGCGGCCATGATGGCCCTACTGAAGATCGCCCGGATGGGGTCCGGGCACTACAAAGAGGACAACGTGGTGGACGCGGTCAACTACCTGCTGTTTGCCGCGGAGCTGGGGGAGGCGTGAGCCATGGCGCTGACCGAGCAGGACCGGGCCATCATCCGGGAGCTGGCCGAGCAGGACATGAACGTCTCCCGTGCGGCCCGGGCGCTGAATCTGTCCCCGGAGACCGTCCGGTGGAACATCGGGCGGATCGCCCGGGTCACCGGGCTGGACCCGCGGCGCTTTTATGATCTGTGCGAGCTGCTGGACCTTATGAGGGAGGGAGAGCTATGACGCTGAATGAGTATGTGGCCTGGTATCGGGCCAGGGAACGATGAAGGACAAAATCTATCGTAACTGCCGCCGGTGCGGCAAGGAGAGGTGAGAGGCATCGAGACCAAAGAATGGACCTGCGTGCGCCAGCGGGCCGGGCCTCTGGTCAAGGAGGTCCGGTACCGCCGGCCCCAGCTGCGGCCGGGGGACCTGCCGGGGGTGCGGCGGGAGAAGAATGAAATCGTCCGTGCCATCCGCAACTCCTGCTTTCGCAGGACCCCAGCCGACCGGCTGGAGCTCATGCTGGCCCTCATGGGCTGGCGCGCCACCACCTACGTGCTGACCTTTTCCGACGAGACCCTCCCCGACAGCTTCGCCGGGGTACGGGCCTGCTGGGCGCGGTTCGCCAAAGACATGCGGCGGGCCCGCGGCGGGGCCTTCGACTACGTCTACGTCATCGAGGGGCTTCATGGGGGCAAGCGGTGGCACATCCACTGCGTCCTCCGGGATGGGGACTTCACCGAGGCCGACGTGCGGCGCTGGTGGAGCGGCGGGCTGGTTCTGGACCCGGAGCCCCTCATGCAGGGGCCGGGAGACAAGTTTCGGCGGACCGCCGAGTACTTTACCAAGGAGCGCCGGGACGGGGTGAAGATCCCAGCCGGCAAGCGGACCTGGGTGGCGGCGCCGTCGCTGTACCGGGCGCTGCCGCCGCCGGAGAAGAAGCGGGTAAAGTCGGGGACGATCCGGCTGCCCAGGGGTGCGCTGTGGAACGAGTCCGGGACCCGGAGCAACGCCTTCGGGGATTTCCGGTACCGGAAGTGGATTCTGCCGCCGCCCTGACGCGCGCACGCGCGCGACATTACTTGTAATAGTGGTGCTACATCCGGACATTGTGGAGAAAGGGAGGAAAACGGGTTGCAAACAGCAAAAAAGTCTGATACACTGATCGTGAAAGACGGGTGGCTTGTCTGCCCGATCTGCCGGAAGAACAAGCGGCTGCTGCACGTCCTGCCCGAGACAGAGGCGGACAATCTGGAGCTCTACTGCCGGGACTGCAAGTCCAGGCTGCGAGTGCGAATAGCGAGAGGCCGGAGCGTTGAACGCCGGAGCCAGTAGACCCTGTGAGGGGGTTGCTGGTTCCGGCGTTTTTGTTTTGCCCGGGGAGGTGACGGACGTGGGAAACCCCAGAGTCAAAAACGGGACCCTCCGCCGCCGGCACCGGGACCGGTTCCGGGCCATGGGAGCGCCCTGCGGGATCTGCGGCGGACGGCTGGGGCCCATCCGGTACGACCAGCCCAGCGACGCGGCGCATCCGCTGAGTTTTGTCATTGACGAGATCAGGCCGGTGAGCCGGTGGCGGGAGTTTGGCTATCCAAGCCCGGAAGCCGCCGCCCAGGACTGGGGGAACCTCCAGGCGGCGCATCGGTGCTGCAACGCGGCCAAAGGCGCGCGGGTCGGCTTCCGCTTCGGCGACATGCGGCAAATCGAAAAGCCGGTCGTCCGGGATGGGGACTGGTAGGGGGGGAGGCCCCCTCTAGCCCCAGCGGCAAC